AGTCGGAGTTCGTTATCGACAGTTGTGGCCCCCGGGGGCTATGCGCAAGCGCGAAAGGAGTGAAACGTGGGAAAACGAGGACCAAAACCGACGCCGACGAGCGTGCTGAAGTTCCGCGGGAGCGAGCTGGCAGTGCAGCGCGAGAATGAACCCGAGGGCACCGACGGTCCACCGCTGCTGCTGCCGTTCGTCGCCAGCGACGAGGTGGCGCGCCGCTACTTCGACCGGCTGATCGAAGACCTGCGCCGGCTGGGACTGTACGCCGCCGAGGACTATCAGGCGCACAACGCCCTGGCGCATGCGTCGGCCGAGTTTGAGCGGGCGCACAACGTCCTGCAGGAAAAGGGTCTGGTCCTTGAAACGGCGCAGGGAACGTATATGAATCCATTCAAGAAGGTGCGCGACGATGCGAGGGCTGAGGTCGCGCGCCTGTCGAAGTGCTTCGGCTTGACGCCGAGCGATCGTGTGGGCCTTGTGTCTTCCAAGAAGGCGAAGGGGGATGCCAGCGGGATCGAGTCGATCCTCAAGTCGAAGACGGCCTAGGCTCGCGCCCGTCGCGGGCTTCAACGCATCGGCAACCGCCGCGAAGGGCGACTGGTTCGACGTGGACGAACTGGCGCGCATCGACAAGTTCTTCGGCCTGCTGTCGCATCAGAAGGGAATCTGGGCGGGGAAGGCGTTCGAGCTGCTGCCGTGGCAGCGCGATCTGCTCGGCTCGCTGCTGTGCTGGAAGCGCGCGGACGGCACGCGGCGATTCCGCCAGGCGTACATTGAGGTGCCACGCAAGAACGGCAAGAGCACGCTGGTGGCGGGCCTCGCGCTGTGGCTGCTGCTCGCCGATCGCGAGCCGGGCGCCGAGGTCTACTGCTGCGCAAGCGCGCGGGATCAGGCTGCGATCGTCGGCGACGCCTGCCGGCAGATGGTGCAGTCGAACCCGGCACTTGCGAAGGCGGTCGAGGTGTTCCGCAACGTGATCACGTTCGGGAACAGCAAGCTTGAGATCCTGAGCAGCGACGCGGGCACGAAGCACGGCAAGAACGCGAGCGCGGTGATCTTTGACGAGGTGCACACCTTCGCCGACCGCGACCTGTACGACGCGATGGTGACTTCGATGGGCGCACGCCAGCAGCCGCTGATCGTGTCGATCACGACAGCGGGCCACGACCGCGAGAGCCTGTGCTGGGAACTACACGCCTACGCCGAGAAGGTGCGCGACGGTCTGGTCGAGGACCACGCTTTCTTCCCTGCCGTGTTCAGCGCCCCCGTCGATGCGAACTGGAAGAGCCCGAAGGTGTGGCAGAAGGCGAACCCCAGCCTGGGCGTCACCGTCACCGAGGCGTTCCTGCAGGCCGAGTGCGACAAGGCGAAAGAACTGCCCGCCTACGAGACGACCTTCCGGCAGCTGTACCTGTGCCAGTGGACTGAATCAAAGAAGGCATGGATCAGCACAGACGCATGGGCGGCATGCGCGTCGAGCGATGCAAACGCCGAGCGCCTCGCCGGCCGCGAGTGTTACGGCGGGCTCGACCTTTCGACCACGACCGACCTGTCGGCGCTGTCGCTGATCTTCCCGGGCGAGGACGGAACCGTGGACGTGCTGTCCTGGGCGTGGTGCCCCGAGGAGGGAATCCGCCGTCGCAGCCGCAGCGACCGCGCGCCCTATGACGTGTGGGCCGCAAAGGGCTTCCTGCACCCCACGCCCGGCGCGGTGGTGGACTACGAGTTCATCGCCGAGACGATCCGCCAGTGCTGCAAGCGCTACGCGGTGAAGTCAATCGGCTTCGACCCGTGGAACGCCACGCAGCTCGCGAGCGGGCTCTACGGCGAGGGCGTGCCGATGATCGAAGTACGCCAGGGCTACCGCACCCTGAGCGAGCCGGCGAAGAAACTGGAGGCGCTCGTGGTCTCGCGCAAGATCCGGCACCCGAACAACCAGCTGCTGAACTGGTGCATCTCGAACGTGGTCTGCGAGTCGGACCCCGCCGGAAACCTGAAGCCATCGAAGGGCAGCAGCACCGAACGAATCGACGCAGCCGCGGCGCTGGTGACGGCGCTGGCGACATGGCTGCACCAGAAGCAAGACGCGACTGGACCGAGTGTCTACGAACAACCCGAAAGGACTATCACATGGCTCTGATCGACATCCTGCGCCGATATCTCGGCCCCACCCCGCCGCGCTCAGACTTCGAGGACACCGTGCCGATCGGACAGCCGACGAGCGGAAGCGTGCAGTCCTATGTCCAGTCGTACAGCTACACGGGCGAGAGCATCACGCCATCGCGCGCGCTCGAAGCGCCGACGGTGTTCGCGTGCGTGCGTCTGATCGCGTCGAGCATCAGCCGCCTCGACTGGCAGGTATTGCGCGAGACCCCCGAAGGCAAGGTCGCCGACAGCGAGCACCAGCTCTACAACCTGCTGAACTACGAGGCGTCGGACGATATCGGCGCGATCCAGTGGCGCGAGATGGCGCTCACGTCGGCGCTGCTCACGGGCAACTTCTTCGCCTACATCCACCGCGACAAGGCAGGCCGACCCATCGCGCTGGAGCCCTTGCGCAGCGATTTCGTCGCCATGTACCGCGACGGCGACAACCAGCCCTACTACCAAGTCTGGACGGGCAAGTACACGGGCAAGAACGAAGAGAAGCAGATGCGGCGCTTCCGCGGCTACGACATGTTCCACCTCGTCGGGCCGACCACGTTCGAGGCCATGCTCGGCGTGCCCTTCATCCACCAGATGCGCGACCTGATCGGGCTGGAGCTGGAGGTCACGGAATACGTGACGCGGTTCTTCGCCCAGGGGGCCGTGCCCGGCGGCGTGCTGAAGATGCCGGGCCGGCTGAGCCCCGAGGCCAGCAAGCGCCTGCGCGATGCGTGGCAGGCTGCGCACGGTGGCGCCAGCCGCGCCGGCCGCGTGGCGGTGCTCGAGGACGGGCTCACCTACGAGTCGATCACGGCCACGGCCAAGGACAACGAACTGATCGAGATGCGCAAGTATTGCCGCCAGCAGATCGCGGCGGCGCTGGGCGTGCCTGCGCACAAGGTTGGCGACACTGAGAGCCAGAGTTACAGCAGCAACGAGCAGGCCGACGCGGAGTTCGTGAAGCACACGCTGGCCGGCTGGGCGGCTCGTCTGGAGCAGGAGGCCAGCCGCAAGCTGATCCAGCGCGGCGAGCGCTACTGCACGCGCATCAACTTCGACAGCCTGCTGCGCGCCGACATGAGCACCCGATACGCCGCCTACGCGGTCGCGGTGACGAACGGCATCCTGACCCCGAACGAGATCCGGGCGCGCGAAGGTCTGCCGGCGGTCGATGGCGGCGACACCATCCGCCTGCCCATGAACACCGAGGCGCCTGGGCAGCCCGCTCCAGCCCCGAGCGAGCCCGCTGCGCCGTCCGATGGCGTGCCCCCGTCCGTGGACGTTGAGCCCGAAGCGATCGCTCCTAGCGTCGATATGGACGCGCAGGACGAGGCCGAGGCGTTCAGCGCAGCCCGTGCCGCTACCTCGGCCATCGAGGCTGTGCGCCCAGCCGTGGAGGGCGCTTTCCGTCGCCATCTGCAGCGGGTCTCGGATTACCTGCTGAAGCAGCGCACGCAGGCCAAGGTGGACAAGTGGGAGCCGCCCATCGACTGCATCGACGACGACCTGCGCGCGACGGTGCGCGGTCTGGGCGGGCTCCTGGGCGACGAGGAGCGCGCCACGAAGGCGCTCGACGCGGCCCTGCTCCGACACGCCCGCCACCTGCGCAACGCGGTGACGGCCATCGGCACCTTGTCTGAAACGATTGACGGATGGCGACACCTTCCCCAACTGGCAGCCGCCGAGCTGCTGGAGATGGTGCGCCTCGAAACCACACACGCACCCCTGCTGGAGACCCCCGATGCCAATCCCGAAGCCTGAAACCCGTGCCCTCGGCACCCTTGCCCCTGCCGCCAACCTGAAGGTTCGCGGCTACGCCGTGACGTGGGACTCTTACGACATGGGCCGCGAGATGGAGCGGGTCGATCCCAACGCCTTCGCCCGGTCGATGGAGGAGCCCGGCGATATCGCGCTGCTCTGGAACCACGACACGGGCAAGCCCCTTGCCCGCGTCCGCGCCGGCAACCTGCGGCTATTCACCGATGCCACTGGCCTCGGTTTTGAGGCGACCCTGCCCGACACGGCAACGGCTCGCGAGGCTCACGCCCTGGTCGAGAGCGGCGTCGTGAGCCAGTGCAGTTTCGGCTTCATGGTGCGGGCTGAGAAATACGAGAAGGGCGTGGACAAGCCCACGCGCGTCATCCTCGACGCCGACCTGCTGGAGATCAGTCTGGTGACCTTCCCGGCCAACCCGGCCACCAGCGTCGAGGCTCGCGAGGCGCAGGCCGAGACGGTGCGTCGCACGATCCGACTCCTGCCTCCGCGCTGACCCCCCGCCCTTGCATCGCGTTTTTTTGACGCGACAATGGCGGCCAATTGAATACCTCCGCGCGTGGGTGCCCCTGCCTAGTGCACGCACACCACCGCGCGAGACAGACCTCCGTGCTTGCCCTCGTGGCGCACTGGCCTGCATGCGGACGTTGACTTGGAAGACCAACGAACCGCCGGGCTAGTGCGCCTTTTTCGTCGCACCCCGGCGCTAACGGGAGACTGCGATGGAGAAGAAGAACCAACTGGATCGGAACAGCGAGGAGTACCGCGGCCTGTTTTCGCGCTACCTCGCCCGCGGGCACAACGGCCTGACCGACGTGGAGGCTCGCGCACTGAGCGAGGGCAGCGCAACGGGCGGCGCCGTGCTGTTCCCCACGACCTACTCGAACATGTTCATGGCCGAACTCGGCGACGATCGCATCGTCGGACAGGTGAGCAAGGTCTACAACTCAACAGGCACTTTCAGCGTGCCCATCATCACGCCGCCAAACAGCAGCAGTTCTGCTCCGCAGGGTTTCAGCGTGCAGAAGAACCCCGGCGAGGCTGGCACCCTGATCGACGCAACCGCTGGCAGCCAGACGCAGGTGACTGTTCCGTCCTTCACGCTCCCCGGCACCAGTAACACCGGAACTGGAACTTCGACTTTTACGCTGAAGCGCATCAGCGTCCTGGTGCGTGCCTCGCGCGAACTGGTTGAGGATTCGGCGCAGATGGGCGACGCAAGCGTCGAAAACATCATCGTCAAGCAAGCGTCGCAGGACATTCTGCGCGAACTTTCTCGCCAGATCCTGATCGGCAACAAGGACGACAGCGTGACCGCCGGCACGGCGAGCGCCGCAGGTAGCGACGCGTGCCACGGCATTGTGAACACGCTTAAGCGCTACGGCCGCAGCATCACCACAACGGCTGCAAAGGGCAACGCGACGGCGCTCATCAACGGCACTAACGAGCTGATGAACTGCATTTTAGGAATGTGCCACAACGAGCGACTCAGCCCGCACTACTGGGCAAAGTCGTCTTTGTTTGTAAACGCGCGTGCAAATTATTCAAGCACGGCAGCCAACACCGGATTGGTTTTTGGTGGCTTGTCTGCGAGCTCCGGCAACTTGTTGACGGTTGGCGATCGAAGGATTTTCGGCTTGCCGTATGAATTTTACGACATGAGCCCGGCGCAATTCGGAACAAGTAACGGCGTGCAGTCTGGAGAGCCGCTGCTTTTGGCTGTCGATCTTTCTCGTTACCTGCTCGCATTCGCGGGCAACGGGGTCAGCGTGACCCGACTGAATGAAACTTACGCCGCCACGAACGAAGTCGCGTTCATCGTGTCGGTTCGATGCGCAGGTGCGCTGACTGACGTGAACGCGGCGTTCGGAATTCATATCGGCTAAAGCCGAAAAGGAAACACACCATGAAGGGTTACAAGGAACTGCGCGAGGGCAACGACGCCCGCTACCGCGCCATGCAGGACATGATCGAGGCGGCGAACGCCAACGGCGGCGACATGAGCGCCGAGGACACCGCAAAGTTTGACGCGCTGAACGCCGAGTACCGCAGCGTGCAGAGCCAGATCGAGCGCAACCACGCGCTGATGGGCCTCGCCGCAAAGGACAAGGACGCCGGCTTCGTTGACGTGGGCCCGGACGCGCCCGAAGTGCGTCGCGCTCCAGCTGCTCGCGAGACCGCCCAGCGCGCTCCGCGCTTCGGCGACTTCCGCTGCAGCGACGAGTACGTCAAGGCATACGAGACCTACCTGAAGCGCGGCGAGCACACCCCCGTGGCCGAAATGCGCGCTCTGTCCGAGGGCACCGCGGGCTCCGGCGACGTGCTGCCACCGACCGAGTTCCACCAGGAGCTGACCAAGCGCCTGCAGCAGATGTGCGTGATGCGCAAGCTGTGCAAGGTGATGCCGCTGGGTTCGTTCAAGCGCGAGATCGCCATCGAAACGGGCCTCGTCAACGCGGGCTTTGTGTCGGAGGCTGGCTCGGTCGCGTCGGAAGGCGGCAGCACCTTCGCTGCTCGCACGCTGCAGCCGCGTCGCATCGCCGGTCTCGCCCTGATCAGCAACGAACTGATCGAGGACGCCCCCGCTCGCGGCCCCGGCTTCTCGATCGAGTCGATCCTGACGGAGCAGTTCTCGCGCAAGTTTGCCGAGGTGGAGGAGAACGGCTTCATCGCCGGCAACGCAGCTGCTCCCAACCCTCGCGGCCTGATGACCTACACCAGCACCGGCCAGAACCTGATCGCCGACGGCAAGGCGTTCGGCGGCACCGCGGCTGCTCCGACCTACGCGATCGCTGACGTGATCGACTGGGTCTACAGCCTGCCGCGCGAGTACCGCATGCACCCTAGCACCGCGATTGTCTGCAGCGACACCTTCCTGCAGAACCTGCGCAAGCTGGCAGTCATCGCAAGCTCGACCACCACCTACTTCTGGCAGCCCAGCGGCGTGCTCGGAGAGCCCGATCGGTTCATGGGCATCCCGGTGTACCCGTCCTACGCCGTGTCCAGCGGGGGCACGACTGGCAACCCGGCGAAGCTGGCGGTCATTGGTGCGTTCGACTACGCGGTCATCGGCGAGCGCAACGGCTACACCCTCAAGGTGCTGCGCGAGCGCTACGCCGAGACGAACCAGACGGGAATGCTTGCCCAATCGCGCACAGACTTCACGGTCACCAACGTGAACGCCTTCCGCTACCTGAGCACCAGCTCCACCTGATCACTGACCTGAACCCACACCGCTCGGGGGCGAAAGCCCCCGGGCGGATTTCAAACCATGCAGACCGTGCGAGTCATCCAGCCATTCATCGTCCAGCAGGCCGTGCATGCGCCTGGCGACTTGATCACCGTCGATGAGCGCTCCGCGATCGAACTGATCGCCACCGGGCTCGCCGAACGCGCCGAGAGCCACCCAGATCAGCCTGAAGCATGCGTGAAGCCCGACTGCTGCAAGGCAGTCAGGAAGGCAGCCAAGCGATGATGACGAACCTGAACGACGCAGGCGCGGTTACCGCGGCCGTGAGCACCAGCGAACTGAAGACGCACGCGCGCATCTATCACGCGCAGGACGACGCATACATCGCCACGCTCGTGCTCACGGCCACGCAGTGCATCGAGAACGAAACCCGGCGTGCGCTGATTACGCGGGCGTTCTCCTACCAGCTGGAGGCGTTCCCCGCCGACGGGCAGATCATCCTGCCCCGCTCGCCCTGGCTAAGTGTCTCCAGCATCACCTACACCGACTCCGCCGGCGTGACGCAGACGCTGGCCAGCAGCGACTACCACGCCTACAGCGTGGACATGATCGGCCGGGTGGTGCTGAAGAGCACGTCCTCGTGGCCGGCGACGCTAGGCACGGGCGCGCTCGACGTGACCGTGAACTTTACCGCGGGCTATGGCGCGTCCACCGCCAGCATCCCCGCTGCCCTGCGCCACGCCGTGCTGCTGCAGGCTGCGCACCTGTACGACAACCGCACCCCCGTCGGCCCGACGCAGCTCTACGAGATCCCGCGCAGCGTGGAGCGCCTGATCGTGCAGTACCACTCGGGGGACTATCAGTGAATCCGGGCTACATGCGCACCCCGCTGGAACTGCTCGGAGCGTCCACCGCAACCGACGAATACGGCCAGCCCGTGCGCACCGTCAACGCCGCCGGCAGCGGAACGGTGCTCTTCGCCGCGATCAACGACGCGAGCGCGGACGAGAAGATGAACCACCGCCAGATGAACCAGACGGTGACCCACCGCATCCGCATGCGCTGGCACCCCACCGTCAGCCACCGCAGCCAGCTGCGCACTGTCAGCGACGAGCAGGGCACCATCTCGCGCACTTGGGAGGTCGTGACGGTCGTGGACTGGCAGGAGCGACGCCAGTACCTCGACCTCATGTGCCGGGAGATCGTGACCTGATGGCACGCGCCGGGCGCCAGTCGAATCTGCAGAAGTACCTGATCGAGGGGATGCCCGAGCTCAAGGAGGCGATCCGTTCGCTGAACGAGGAGACGCTGGCCCCGCTGATCCTTGAAGTGCTTGAGGACATCGGCCGTCCCACACGCAACGGCCTGATGCACTACTACCAGGCGAAGAAGGGCAAGCACGACAACGAGTCACTGAAGCGCGCGATGCAACACCGCTGGTGGAGCCGTCGCCGGCAGGCTGGTCTGCCCGTCGGCTTCTCGCGCGCGCTGGCCGTGCGCACCCTGACACAGGACGGCTTCGGCTTCAAGGTCGCAAAGCTGAAGAAGTCGGAAGGCTTCTTCATGCGCATTAAGGCGTTCGGCCCTGGCATCCACCTGATCGAGAAGGGCCGATACAGCGGTCGCTCGTACACCGGCTGGCGCGCGGGCCTGCTGATGCTGAAGCGCTGGGCGAATGGCGCCGTGGCGCAGCTGAATCAGAAGATGCCCGTGGCATTTGAGCGTGCCGCGGCTGAGGCTGCTGCGCGTGCGGGGGTAAAGTCGTGAGCAGCCAGGCAATCGTTGCAGCCGTCCGCGACGCCCTCACGCAATCGACCAGCGTGACGAATCTGGTGTCTACGCGCATCTTCACCGCGTTTCGCGATGCCAGCACCCTGCCCGCCATCGTGCTCACGACCGGGCAAGACGCGAACGTCTCGCCGACCTTCGGCCGCACCGACTGCCTGCGCAAGTTCACCGTCGAGGTGGACTGCATCGCGTCCACGCTGAAGGTGTCGCGCCAGATCGCCGAGGCCGTGCGATTCAAGATGCACGGCGCCAGCGGCACCAGCCGCAGCGTGCAGATCTTTGAGATCCGCGAGACCGGGATCACCAGCCAGTACGACGTGGGCAGCGAGGCCACCGAGACCGGCATCCACGTTACGACCGTCACGCTGGAAGCGACGTACCGCTCCAGCTCCGTTTCACCCACGACCATCACCGAAGCCGGTGGTGGCGTTCCATGATCTAGGAGGATCACGCCATGCCAATCACCGCAGCCGTGCCCACGTTCGGCACCACCATCACCTTCAACGGCACCGCCGTCGGCGAAGTGCTGAGTCTGAACATCGACGGCCTCAAGCTGAACACCATCGACGTGACCACGCTGGCCGATCGGCATCGCAAGTTCGTCGCGGGCCTGATCGATAGCGGCACAATCTCAATGGAGGTCAACATCCTGAGCGCCCACAGCGCCATGTGGGATCAGCTGGATGACACCGCCGCGACGACTGCCCCGAGCGCCAAGACGTTCTCTCTGTCGTTCGGCAGCAGCACGAACGTGCACACCGCCTCTGGCAACTGCTTCGTGACCGACTACTCGGTGAAGGGCGGACTCGATTCGTCTCTCACCGCGTCCTTCACCATGAAGATCACCGGCGCCGTCACCCTGGCCTAATCCATGAGCGACCTCAAGACCAAGTTTCTCGGGCTGAAGGCAACGGTGCCGTGCGAGGTCGTGAATGTCCCCGGCGTCGGAGAGGTCGAAGTACGCGGCCTCACCGCCGCCGGGCGCGACGAGTGGGAGCAGCGCATCTACCAGAGCAAGGGCAAGACCGTGCGCAACGTGCGGGCCTCACTGGTGGCGCTGTGCCTGTTCGACGACGGCAAGCCGCTGTTCGGCTCCGGCGACATCGAGCTGCTCGGCGAACTGCCGGCGCAGGTGATCGACGGGCTGTACGACGTGGCGGCGCGCCTGAGCGGTCTGGGGTCGCAGGACAAGGACACGATCGAAAAAAACTCCGAGAGCGCCCGCTGAGGCAGTTTCTGTTTCGGCTGGCGCTCGCGTTGGGCAGGACGGTCGGAGAACTGGAGGAGACTTTGAGCGGCAAAGAGCTGACTGAGTGGCAGGCGTTTGAGGCCATCGACGGCCCGATCGGCAACCAGCGCGCGGACCTGCGCGCCGGGATTGTCGCGGCCACGCTCGCCAACTGCCACCGCTCAAGCAAGGCAGCCGCCTTCAAGCCTCAGGACTTCATGCCGTTCGTGGAACGCCCGAAGCAGTCGCAGGAAGCGATGGCTGAGATGCTGGCCCAGGCGTTCGGCGTCAAGCCCAAATGGAAGGACGGTGCGTGATGGGTGTCATCGGATCTTTGACTGCGCGCATGGTGCTGGAGACGGGTGAATACATGGCGGCCACCGAGAAGGTGGTGCGGCGGACTGACATGATGGGCGGGCAGATTGGTCGAATCCTGCAGAAGGCTGGCAGCACGTACTCGAAGGCGATGATGAAGTCGATCGTGGGCGTCTTCGGCATTGGCATGGCCGACACGATGGTGCGGTCAATCAGCGAGAACCTGAAAACCAACGCCTTCGGCTCTGTCGGCATGAACATCGGCTACGCAATTGCCAATGGAATCGCGGACGGCCTGAAGTCTGCTCCAGTCGCTGGCGCGCTTGGCGAAGCGCTGGCCTCGTTTACAGGCCCGGCGTTTGACGCATACGCCGACAAGCAGAAGTCCTCGGAGGCAATTCGATTTTCGAGCGACGGCGGGATTGGTGGCTTCCTGCAGGAATACTTCTATGGCGGCAACGCATCAGGACGCCAAGACGTTGCCATCGACAAGCAGAAGCAGCAGGCTTCGGCTGCACAGGTTGCCGCCGACATCACCAAGCAGTACGAGCGGCAGGCGGCGCTCATTAGCGCATCTTCAGAAGAAGAGAAGCAGGCTCTGGAGCGCCAGTACGAGCGCGAGGACGTAATTGCAAAGATCAGCGACGCACTAGCAAAAAGTGGCGCAGATCAAAAGACCATTGCAGATGCTCAACGCTCCGCAGCCGCCGCCCTGGACAAGGTGAACGCGGCGCAGGATCAGGCCGCCGAGCAGGCGCGGATCATCAAGGAGCAGTGGGCCGAGTACGAGCAGATCATGGCCGACATTCAGGAAATGGACGAGGTTTCCCTGATGGTGCAGGACGAGCTCAACGAGCGCGAAAAGGATCGCGTCGATTTCATGCGCGATCTGCAGAACGCCTACGACGCTTCAATCATGTCGGAGCATGATCTGTTCCAGAAGCAGCTCGACAGCCTCGGCATCATGGGTGAGCAGGCCGAGAAGGCGTGGGACTTGCATGACGCGATGGAGGCCCAGAAGCTGACCGCCGACGCCACCCAGCGCCTGCAGCGGATGATGGGCTTCAGCAACGTCGAGAGCCTGAACACGGCCATCGGCGGCGTGAAGGTCTCGGGCATGTCCTCGTTCAGCCTGGAGCGGATGATGCCGACGCAGGACGCCATCCGGGCCGCCGTGCAGCAGATCGCAAAGAACACCGCACCCCTCGCGGCAGGAGCACCCTGATGGCTATCACGATCGCCCAGAAGCCCAACGGCACCAGCGTCACTTTCGACCGCGGCAAGTGGCAGGCGTCGAGCGCCTATGTAATCACCGACACGGCCGGCGCCCAGCTGAACGCCGGGCAGATCATGTCGGACACGACGGTGAACGCGAAACTTGGCCCGTCCGACATGGGCGGCAGCAGCGGCGCGCTCGATGAACTGGACGGGTCAGGCGTTTCCGGCAGCGCCATTTACTTCGCCGGCCGCCTGCGTCAGGTCGGGTTCGACCTCAAGCAGGTCGATGACGGTGGCTACGTCTGGGAAGCGGTCGTGCATTTCGACTCCAGCGTGGGCGACAGCACGGGCACGATCACGCCAGTCGATGCGCGCAACGAGGGGCAGCCGTCGTTCATCGCGATCGAGTACAGCGTCCAAGGCGAGCCGGTGGATATCTGGCGCGCCGGCGCAACTGCTCCGACCAACAAGTCAACACCAGCCGACACCGACATCGGCGGCACCAAGGTGGACAGCGGCGGCGAGCCGATCAGCAGCTTCAACAACGTCGCGCGCGTGACCGTGCGAAACGTCATTGTTGGCCGCCCGACTCCCCCGCTGGGATTCATCAACAAGCGCAACAGCAACTCATACTCGATCGGCCCGTACTCGTTCCCGGCTGACACCCTGCTTTTCACGGGCTGCAATATCAGCCGCGTCGGCAGCAGCACCTACGAGATCGTGTACTCGTTTGCATACGACGAGAAGTTCCACCTGCGTCAGATCGCAAAGAAGAGCGCCGAAAACGGCGAGGTTGTCAAGTCTGCGAAGGCCGACACCTGTGGAGGCACGCCGACCGCGCCGCCAAGCGGTGAAACGTCGCACGCTTCCTGCGTCTTCTGGCGCCAGCCGTTCCCCGACACCATCAGCTTCCCGCCCACCGGAATGTTCACGACATGAGGGTGAACGGCGCATGGCACCTGAAGGTCGGCCCCTGGTCACCGAACCAGGTCCGTGCCATTGCCGACGCCGTGAACAAGGTCAACGACGCTGCGCCGCAACCGAACAGCGGCAGCGCATCCGGGCCGACTGTGTTCCTCGCGCGCATCACGGGCGCGACCCCCGTGTCTGGCAAGACGGCCGTCTATGGCGGGAGCACCTCGGCCCGTCCCGTTGCGTGGACCTACGACTGGGAAGAGGTGAGCCTCAACACCAGCGACGCCTACGAGACGACGAAGAGCTACCGCCGGACCAGCACGCTGGCGGGCACGAAGGGCAAGGCGTTCAACGGGTGCGAAGGCGTACAGATGATTGGCACCACCGCCACGCTCGGGCCCGGCATCACCACCAGCAACATCCCGAACGGCTTCACCTTCAAGGAGATCGCCACGAACACCGTGGTGCTCATGTACGCGCTGTCGCGCGACAACGGTGAGCCGTGCTTCTTCTTCTCTGTCCCCAACGCCGTGACAGGAACATGCTCGTGAGCCCCACCCCGATCGGACCCCGGCATCAGACGCACCCGCAGCTCGCCACGGCGATCAGCGTCATGCAGCTGTTCGTGCTGGTGGTGGGCGTCGCCGGCGTGTTCATCACGCTCGGCCGCAAGGACGCCATCCTCGACCGCCAAGACCGCGACCTGACCGAACTGCGCAGCATCGTGGGCGACCTGGTGAAGTCGCAGGTGCTGGGAGCAGCGAACGACCAGAAGCACGGGGAGGCGCTTCAGCAGGTCGCGAACCGCCTCGACCGGCTGGAGGGGCGGCGGTGATCCGGGCGCTGCTGTTCCTGCTCCTCGTCGCCCTGGCGGCCTGCAGCCCTAGCCGACAGATCGCGGTGTCGGCGACCGACGCGCAGGAGGGGGCTGGCACCATCGCCCGCCTCGCCACGCACATCGGAAGCGTGTCCACCCAGCCCGACGTGGTGGCCGAGGCTGCGACGATCGTGCTGGAGGCCCAGAAGATCGAGCGGGCCGCAGCGTCGATCCACGAGGCGCTGCCAGGCGTCGAGGATCAGACCCCGTGGTGGGCCAGTCTAATGGGCTGGGGCTTCGCTGCGGCGATCGTGGTGGCCGTGGTGGTGCTGCTGTGGCAGACGGGCATCGGGCAGGCGCTGCGTGCAGCCGTGGGGCTCATCCCCCGGCGCGCGCGCACCGAGGCCGCCCTCGCCGCCGCGACCCTCGACCCGGCTCAAACCGAAAACGTACGCGAGTGGATTAGCGCCAAGCGCGCCGCTGACCCGCTCTTCGATTCCGCGTTTCGCGCGCAGCAGGAGAAGCGCACATGATCATCCTCGCCACCATCGAGAGCCTCATCGGTTCGACCTGGGCCGCTATCGCCACGCTGGCCATCGGCTACATCGCTGGCCACCTTGTGAGCGTGACCCGCATCGCCTCGTGGATTCCGGGCAAGAAGGACTAACCCGTGAGCATGATGCAGGCGGGGTGCTGCTGCGGTGGCGAATGTTCGTGCCCGAGCGGCACCACATTGCCTAGCAGCGTTTCCCTGACCATCACCGTAACTGGTTGCCAAGGCACCACCGCTGTAATCACATGCGTTTTGCTACTGAACGCAAATGCACCGTGCGTGGTTGGTGTATGCCTGTGCCAAAAGTATTCATTTACGGCCAACCTAAACACAGCTGGCGGGTGCAGCGGGAACTATGCGTGCGACATGCCATACGATTCCTTCGACACTTGCCAAAACGGAACGCCAGACCCGGGGCAAGCATTGATCGGCATCGCCAAAGCGTCGCTAGGAACGAACGGAATTGGTTTTGATTCTGCGGAATACCCGGCCTGCGACGTGTGGTTTTTGCGCTTGACGTTAGAACTCAAGGCCGGGCTGAGTAACCCCACCGCGCAATCCGCAACTGACGTTTGCAACGATTGCCACTGGCACAACCCAAGCGCGCCGTGTCTCAGCCCTGCGTCTCAAACTTTTGACATGGGATTCTGGAAAGCCACCGGCCAAGACCCGCGAGGCACCTATGTGTCTGCCGTTGGTAGCCCGATTCCAGAAACCTGCTGGGTGGATGCTCCACCTTCGTGCGAGCCGTGTACTGGATTGTGGGGCATGACCATCAACGACATCACCATCGCATGATCGACTGCGACCACTGGAGCGAGTGCAAGGTGCTGGGCGGCGGCTGCTGCGCTGCTGGTCACTACGGCGGCCGGCCGAGCCTCGGCGTGTGCGCCCAGTGTCCGCACCGCGTGATCCGCGGCGAGCAGCCCATCGGCACCAGCATCACCTACGGCTTCATGGACCGCGCAAAGGCGTACCTGGCTGCCGAGGCGCGTCACGCGGCGCAAGGCCCGGCGAGCGTCCAAGTGCAAGCCGAGCGCACCGCCATCTGCAAGGGCTGCGACGGGCGCGCCGACGAGATGGAGGGCAAGGCCGACCCGGGCGGCATCGGCTTCTGCACGCGGTGCGGCTGCACCAGCACGCGCGCCGCGCTGTCCGTGAAGCTGACGCTGGCCGGCGCCACCTGCCCGCTCGGGAAGTGGCAGCCTGTTCAGGGCGAAGGCGGCAGCGTCGCCACCACGATCGAGGCGATCGGCGGCGTGGCCGGCACCGTTGCGGATCAGATGAAGCGGCTGCTGGGTTAGCGACGACCGGCTGCCTGCATCACGGCGACGCACTGCGACAGAATCAGCACACCCAAACCGGCGCACAGCACTGCCACGATCACGTTCGTCAGCGAGAACCGCGACTTCTTCTTCTCCAAGCTCTTGCGATACTCAACCTCGGCCTTGATGCGGCGCTTGTCTGCTGCGCTCAGGCCACCGTCTTCTTGCACTGTTGCCATGTGGGGCTCCTCCAGAAGCGCGCACGATAGTGCTCGCGAGCCGCGGCGACAAACAGAAGAAACTGAAGCATTTTTCCGACTCCGATGATGGCTTCGCACGTTGTGCATAACTTTGCGCGTCCCCCAAAAGCATGACGTTCTGCACTAGTTTTGCGATCAATGAAGGTCCGGGTGACTTTTGAGTTTGATCTGGGTGCTAGCGTGGAGGCGGAGCCATGCGTGGAGATACCTCGTGCAATTACCCCCCCCCCCCGTTTTTAGCGAAAAAACAGGGGTAGACCTTCTCACGCAGGTCGATGCGTGGATCGTCGCGACCCGCGAGCTCGACGGGCAGGCGGAGTATCACGTACGCCAGGCTGCGCGATGGGTGCGCGACTGGCTGGAGCACGTCAAGCAGAACGCGCGCGAGATTGGCCCGGGCTCTTGCATCGAGTGGCTGCGCGATATGACGCGCGAGGCCACGCTCGCACCTCAGACCATCCGCAACCGCATGAGTGCTTGCAGGCGCTTCGCCGGCTGGCTGCTGATTCAGGGGCTCATCGACTCGAACCCGTGGGCGCACGTACCCAGCCCGCGCGGGCGCGCCGGGCAGGGCCGCGACGCCTTCACCGACGCCGAGGTCGAGCGCCTGATCGCCCACGCGCGCGAGCAGGCAACCAAGGGCGCGAGCCCGGCCATCCGCGCCAGCGCGCGCAACCGTGCAAACCTGTACCGATTCCTCAGCCTCACCGGACTGCGCCGCGGTGAAGCGCACGCGCAGCTGTGGGCCGACGTGGACCTTGAAGCCGGCACTCTCGTGGTCAGCCTGGACAAGGCCCGCCGGCGCGACTCGATCCCGCTGGCGAGCGCTGCCGTGGAACTGCTGCGCGAGATGCGCAAGGTGAAAGACGGGCCCAAACTGTTCAAGCGCACGGTGTCCTACAAGGGTTTGGCGACGGATCTGGCGGCTTCAGGGCTCTCGGGACGCTATGGATTCCACAGTTTCCGCTGCGGCTACATCACCGAGAGTTTCGAAAACGGGACGCCGCCTGAACTTATACAGCGCCTCGTCCGCCACAGAAGCATTGACCAAACTCACCGCTATCTCAGGCATCGGGAACCCCGCCTGCGGGAGGCTGCAGAGAGCCGCGGCGGAAAAATATCAAAAAACTCTCCCCCGAAAACTAGTGCGGTCGATAGGTTGCCCACGCAATCGACTATGGCCTACGGCGCTCCTATCACGGCGAACATGACGATGACCAGCGCAAGCTTCGCGCCACAGGCCGTCGATTGCACCTCTTGCGCTGGTCTTCGACATGCTCGCAGCCGTTCGGTCCCGTCTGCTGAAAAGTGGGCGCTACAGGATTCGAACCGTAGCCCCCACCTACGGGCTGAACGGCTTCTAGAAGCGGCGCTGATGCTAACGCAGGCGGGTCACCGTGAAGGTGCCCTCGTGCTGATGCATCACGCCCAGATGCTGCTGACGCAGCAGGGAGCCACTGATGGAACAGGCGATGGAACGCCTCCGATGGGGGCAGGTCGTTGAGGATTGTGGGGTCGCTGTTCAGGATCTCCTGAACGCAGGCCGAAGCATGGATGCGATGCGGGTGCGGCTGGTGATGCTGCACAACCTGCACGAGACCGTTTCACTGCTGACCGAAACCCACAAGGCTGGGCGCATCGAGGCGCCGGCTGTCGTGGCTGCGGTCGATGCGATCTTGAACAAGTCGGCGCGCCAGGCAGAAGTGCCGCTGGTCTCTCTGGGCCAGGGCGACTTTCGCAGCGACTACTTCGAGGCCGACGTGGTGAAGGCCGAGGTGAAGAAGACTGAGGCCCGCAACTGGCTGCGCGAGCTGTGCGCTCGGATCGGGGGCACCCGATGAGCCAGCAGGAAGTCGCCGAGCTGCTCGGCTGCGATCGCACGACGGTCGCCTACCACGAGAAGAAGGCGCTGCAGAAGATCCGCCTGCAGATCATGATCGACCGGGAACTGGCCGCGCTGGTCAAGGAGGCATGCGATGAGTCTCGCTGACCTTCTCGCCGCGCGCGTGGTCGAGAACATGCCAGCGGCCGAGTACCACGCCGTTGACGCGCTGGGCTCAAGCACGCTGCGCAAGGTGCTGTCGGCATCCCCCGCTCACGCGATGGCAGCGCTGCGCAACCGCGAGGAGACGGCCAGCCAGCGTCTCGGCACGGCGCTGCACGCCGCGCTGCTGGAGCCGGCGAAGTTCAAGGCCCAGATCGCCATCGCCCCTGAGTGCGACCGCCGCACGAAGGACGGGAAGGCGACGTGGGAGGCGTTCCAGCTGCAGGCCGAGGGGCGCACGGTGATCACGGCCGACCAGAGCGATGCGCTGGCCGGAATGGTCGAGGCCGTGAAGGCGTCCAAGGCTGCCGCCGGGCTCCTGCGCATGGCCGACCGCCGCGAGGTGTCGCTCTTCGCCACCGACCCGCTGATCGGCCTCCCGATCAAGGCGCGCCTGGACGCCTGGGCGCCGGGCGACCGCGGCGAGTTCATCGTGGACATCAAGACCACAAGCGGGCTGGCGTCGCGCAGCGAGTTCGAGCGCACGCTGGCCTCTTATGGCTACGGCGCGCAGGCTGCGTTCTATCTGCGCGTGGCGCGCGCGGCCGGGCTGAAGGTGTCGGAGTTCATCTTCATCGCGGTCGAGACGAGCGACCCCTACGGCGTCGGCTGCTACGCGCTCGACGAGGAGATCGTCGCGCTGTTTGAGCCCGAGGTGGATCGTGGCATCGAGGCGTGGGCCGTGGCTGCGCGTGATCGTGTGTTCCGCGCGTACCCGGACGAGGTGCAGAAGCTTGGCGCGCCGAAGTGGCTGCGCCGTCAACTTGAGGAAGGGGTGGCAGCATGAGCCTGGCAACGATCGACACCGAGACCCGCGCGCTGCTGGAGTACGCGATCCCGCGCGGCACGGACATGGACAAGATGGCGATGCTGCAACTGATGCGCAGCATGGACTTGAACCCGCTGCGCAAGGAGGTCTACGCGATCCCCTACCAGGGCAAGCTGCAGATCGTGATCGGCGTGGACGGGTGGCGCAAGGCCGCCCACGCGACCGGGCGCTACCTGAGCGGCGAAGCGGTCTATGGCGAGGATGAGTACGGGGTGTTTTGTACCTACACCGTGCTCACCACCACCGGCGGGCGGTTCTCTTCGACCTGCTGGCTGAGTGAGTTCAAGAGTGGCAGCCCGCTGTGGGGGCGCATGCCGCGCCACATGCTGGCGGTGAAGGCCGAGGTGCACGCTCTGAAGCGCGCGTTCGGTCTGGCCGGGCCGACCGAGTGGGATCACGACGATGGCCGCGAGACGATCGTGGGCGAGCCCGTACGCGCTGCGCAGGACGATCGGCTCGCCGCGATGAATCGCCTACTGACATCCAGCGCGGAGGCTTCGACGGAGGCTTCTGCGGTGGCTCCCCAGGCAGCGCCGGCGGTGGAGCAGCCGCCGGCGCCTGCTGTGGAGCCGCTCGAAGCGCTGGCCGAGCAGGTCGCCGAACTGGCCCGCTCACAAGGACAGAAGCGCACGGCCATGCAGGCGCTTGCTGCTGCACGCAAAAAGGGCAAGACGGAAGAAGGCACCCGTGCGGTGCTTGAGGAGTGGCACGAAGCACTGAGTAACACCAACAACAAGGAGAACATGAAGTGAAGCTGATCTGGGATAGCGGCGAAGAGAAGGCACGCAAGGAACCCACCACCGTCTCGCAGGAAGTGCTGCCGGCTGGCGAGTACGAGGCCGAGGTCGTGAAGAGTGAGTCGCGGCAGAGCCCGTTCGACAACGTGAAGACGGCGCAGAACCCGGAGGGCTGGGAACTCAGCCTCTGGCTGGACGTGCATATCGATGGCAAGCGCTTCCGCGTGTTCGATGGCATCCCAGCCACCCACACCGCGCGCATCACGACCGTGCTTGCGTCGGCCGGGCTTCCCGTGCCGGCTGCTGGCATGAAGGACTTCAACGAGGAGGTGCTGCTGGGCAACACCGTGCGCATCCGCACCTACCTCAGCAAGACCACGGGCAAGGCGAAGGTGGGCGACTACCTCGCGCCGAAGGCCGTCATCCAGGGCAAGAAGGCCGGGCCCGGCAAGGTGAAGGTCGATGCGTCTGACATCCCGTTCTAAACCACAACTAGCAGCTGCACAGCCGCAGGGAGCCACTATGTACTTCAAGCAGATTCGCGCACCGCGACCCATTCACATCACTCGCAAGAACGCCGAGGCGCACGCGGCGCTTCCAAACATTCGCAACGACCGGCTACTGAAGCAGGATCGCATCGACGCCTACAAGACGATGATCGTCAACGGCACGATGCGCCCTGTCACTTGGGCCACAGCCAGGTGCGTCGAGACTGGCGAAACCTACAGAGTCAACGGGCAACACACTGCGCACGCATACATGCAGGCCGAGCGTGTGCCTGATGATTCTTATGCCATGCTGGAGGAGTATGTCTGCGACACCCTTGAGGATGTTGCGAGGCTGTACCAGACGTTCGACTCCAAGAGCGCAATCCGAACCCAGTCGGAGATTTTCAAGGCGTTCGCCGGCACGAACGATCGGCTGGCAGATGTGCAGTCGAAGATCGTGGAGAAGTGCATCAGTGGCATCGCCGTGGTCAGGGGAGGCGGCCGCATCGTGTACGACCGATTCACGAATGCGACCGCGGACAAGGCCACCGACATGCTGAACAACATCGACTTCGTTCTGTGGGTCAACGAGAACTTCAAGGCCGGGCAGCACTCTCACCTAGTTCGAGTGGGGTGCATTGGCGCGATGTTCGCATCGTGGCAAAAGTGCCAGCGCGACTGCAGGTCGTTTTGGCTGGAAGTTCGAGACGAGACCAACACGGACCCCGAGCACTCTTCTCGCAAGCTGTCTCGGTTCCTGATGAAGTATTCCACGAAAGCAAAAGCCGGGCGCGACGGGATTCGTCACGAGTATGTCGTGTGCATCTTGTCGTGGAATGCGTACCGCAAGAAGAAGCCGATCCGCATCGCCTACTTGCCAACCGCCGATGTCCCCGCCGTTTCATAAGCACCCGGAAGGCCGGGGCGGTGGCGCAAGCCCCGCCCTGGCTACTTCCCCAACCGTCGGAGAGATCACTACGTTCTGGCTGGGCTTCGCCTTGGGCGCGTTCGCGCCTGCGGCGCTGCTGGCTGGTGCGTGGAGCAAGGAGGCACTGCTGTGGATGATTCCGTGAATATCCCGCCGCGAGCGCGCATGCTGATGAAGGCTGCCGACACGGTGGTCGAGCGTGGCCGCCACTACGGGCCGCCGCGCGAGCACTTCGAGCGCACGGTGAGGGCGGCACTTGCCCTGATGCCTGACCTGTTCGCGCGTCCACCGGAGCCGGAGGACTGGGCGAAACTGATGATCATCGACAAGCTTGCGCGCGACGCCGAGGTCGCGAAGGAAGACAACTGCATCGACATCGCGGGCTATGCGGCTTGCATGCATGAGGTGCGGACGTGAGCGACGACCCGGCAAGCACTGAGGCGTTGAAGTGGGAGCAGCGCATGGCGCAAATCAAGCGTCTGCGAACACTGTTAGAAGTCGATTGCACGGTAAACGCCGAGCGCAACAGGGCGGCGTGGACCATCTACAACCTGATGCTTGACGCCAAAGAGTTGAATGCGGACATCATGCAACTTCGTCAGGAGGTGGCGGATCTTCGTGGAGAACGCGACGAGGCGAGGCGCAGGCTGTGCGAGATTTACTGCGCAAACGACACGGATTGGTTGAGCGGGCCTTTCCCAATGGAAACAAGCACTCCGCAAATGTTTGCAAAGTTGAAGGGCTGGGACTGCTTTGCGCGCGACACTTCTGAACATCTGTAGCGGATTCGATCCGCTGGCAAGGACGCCATGACCACCACCGACACCGCAGCCGCAGCCATCGAGGCTGCGTACCAGCTGCTCGGATTCATCTTCGACGCCGACGACCTGATCGAGTTCCGCACGCTTGGCAAGGTCGTGGGCTCGACCTGGGCGAAGCAGCGCGACGCCGCGCAGGCCATCGCCAAACTGGCGACGCTGGGGCAAGGCACGCAGGTCTACTTCGGCGCCAACCCACGCCGCCGGCGAGGCGGGAAGGCCGAGGACGTGGCCATCGCACGCTGCCTGTTCGCCGACTTCGATGGCGGCACCACCGTCGATCAGGCGCGCTTGCGGTGGACCGAGGCGTGCATCCCAGAGCCCACCGTGATCGTTATCACGGGCGGCGGCGTGCATGCGTGGTGGAGGCTGCAGGAGCCGATGGAGGATCTCGCCCTGTGGACGCAGCACCAGAAGGCGCTCGCCCGCCGGCTAGGGTCGGATCAGTCGGTCACGGATGCGCCGCGCATCATGCGCCTGCCGGGCTTCGTGAACTGGAAGTACGCGCACCAGCCCCTGTGCGTGGTCGAGTCGTGCGACCCGGACAACGCCTACAGCGTGGAGGAGTTCCCCGACCCCACGCAGTTTGTCGAGCCGGCGGCGGCAGCCGTCGAGCCTGAGCCGATCGCCGCGGGCACACTCAGCGACCTGTCGCGGAGATTCTTGGAGAGCGGCTACCTGATCCCCGGGCGTGGGCGCCGGGACACGATCTACACCGTGGCGTGCGACATGCGGGCCCGCCAGTGGCGCCAGGGCGACGCCGAGGCGGCGATCCTGAGCCGCGCCCGGTCGCTGGGCCTGACCGCAGATGATCTGCTTGACCTGCCGCGGCAGATCGGCAATGCCTTCGCCAAGGAGCGCACGCCGATCCTCGGGCGGGCAGAGGAGGCCGAGGTGGTGGTCGATCAGCCGCCAGAGACGCCGCCCGTGAGCATCCGCGAGCTGCTGCAGCGCAACCCAAAGGTGCGCCGACCGATCGTGCACGACCTGCTGCGCTCGGCCGAGACCATGAACATCATCGCCGCGCCGAAGACTGGCAAGTCGTGGATGGTCATGGACCTCGCCTTGTGCGTGGCAACCGGGCGGCCGTGGTTCAATCGGTTCAAGGTCGAGCGGTCGCCCGTCCTGCTGATCGACAACGAGCTGCACGAGGAGACGCTCGCCGACCGCCTGCAGCGGGTCGTACAAGCCAAGGGAATCGCCCTGGACGATCTCGACGGGTGGCTGGAGGTGAAGAGCCTGCGCGGTGGCCTGAAGAGCTTCAAGAGCCTTGTGGAGCCCGAGCGTGGCATGCTGTGCGAGCAGCGGGTGCAGCCCGGCCAGTACGGCATGGTGATCTTTGACGCCTTCTATCGGTTCAACTGCGACGACGGGGCCGACGAGAACGACAACGCCTACATGGCGAAGACGTACAACGACCTCGACAAGCTTGCCAAGCGCCTCGACGCCTGCCTGGTCTGCATCCACCACACCTCGAAGGGCAACCAGTCGGACAAGGCGGTGACCGACGTGGGCGCCGGCGCAGGCTCGATGAGCCGAGCCGCGGACACCCATTTGGTGCTGCGCGAGCACGAACTGGCCGGGCACCTTGTGATTGACGCCGCCACGCGGTCGTGGAAGCCGCTGGAGCCGACCGTGGTGCGCTTCGAGTACCCGCTGTTCCATCCCGAGCCGATGCTGGCCCCGACCCTGAAGAAGAAGGCCAAGAAGGACGACGGTTGGAACGTGGAGCGCTTTGTGGACGAGGTGGTCGGCACCTCGGAACTGAGCACCGACGAGATGCTGGCGAGGGGCAAGGAGCGCGGCCTGAGCGCCTACCGGGTCAAGGAGTTCCGGCGGGAGGCGACGGCCGGGACGGGCAAGCGCGGCCCCCTGCTGGAGGTGCTCGGCGAGGCCCGCAATGTCACCTACCGGAGGTCACGATGAGCACTGATAACTATCTGTCGGTGAATCTGTCGGTGCAGACAGATACTCGAACAGATCGGGCAGAAGAATCTGTCGGTGCGTCCCTAAAGGGAACGCACCGACAGATTCGTTCTGCTGCCTGGGTGGACGAACAGATCGACCGACAGATCCGGGTCTGCCAGAAAGCGGACGTTCCATGACCCGCCCCCACCCCGCCGCTGTCGTGCGCGCCCTTTGCTCGTTGGAGACCGGGAAGAGCCAGGGCAACGCCATGCGCTCGTGGCTAGCCAACCTGTCCCGCGACCGCGAGCAGCTGGTGATGGCCGTCTGGGTGATCGTCGTGGTCTGTGACGCCGACCCGTGCGACGCCTGCCTGAGCCTCGGCCAGCGCGACTGCATGCGGTGCATGGCCCGCCTCAAGGACAACCCGGTTTACGACGAGAACCTGCTGGCGATGGTCGCCCTCGTGTACGACGCGCTCGGGGTTCCGCCGGGGGGTAGACGGTGAACGATCCCGTGAGACGATGCGCGCATGACCGAGACGCAGCTGCGCTGGGGACCGTGCGACGGCGATCGCTTGACCATCGAGGACGGCGTGCTCGAGGTGCGCGTGCCTGTGGTCTGCGGCGTGTGCCTGGACGAGCTGCCAGCCAACCTCGGCCGCGACGTGTACACCGAGGCGATCTACCTCCCCGACGATCACGGGGTCTGGTGGTACGCCGGGAGAATGCGCTACAGCGACGCTGGCGGGCAGGCGTACTGGTCGCCGGCGTGAGCCCCCCGCCCTTGCGGAGCGAGATTCCCGTGGGAGAGTGTGCGCATGGGTAAGCACAGCCGGCAGAAGGGGAAGCGCGGCGAGCGCGAGGCCGCTGCCCAGATCGCGCACCATTGGGGCGCAACGGACGCCCGCCGCAGCGTGCAGTTCTGCGGGCGCTCGGGCGATGCCGACCTGATCGGCGTGCCGGGCATCCATGTCGAGGTGAAGCGCTACGCCGCGATCAGCGCGCTGCGATTCCTGAAGCAGGCCGAGGCCGACGCGACGCCCGGCACCGTGCCCGTGGTGGTTATGCGCGAAGACGCTGCGACCGAGTGGACCGTCATGCTGCGGGTGTCGGACGCGCCTGAATTCGCGCGCCGGCTCGTGCAGCTGCTGGGCGAGGCGACCGTGCCGGTGGAGGTGAAGCCGTGAAGCGACTGAACGAGCGCAAGCGCGTCGAGGAGCCGCTCGCGGGTCATCACTGGCGCGAAGGCGCGACGCCAGGGACCAAGTGGACCGTCGAGAAGATGGCGCGCAACATCCACCGCGTGACCATGCTGGCCGATACGCCGCATGCGTTCGAGTGGCATGGGCTGCTCGCATCAGACCGCCACCACGACAACAGCCACACCGATCAGGATCTGGAACGCAAGCACCTCGACGAACTGGTGCAACGCAAGGGCGGCGCGATCGACTGCGGTGACCTGTTCTGTGCGATGCAGGGCAAGTGGGACCCACGAGCCGACCGCAGCGCATGCAGGCCCGAGCACCAGTGCGGCGATTACCTCGACGCCCTCGTGCGCGAGGCGACGCAGTTCTACAAGCCATACGCCGATCGCTTCGTCGTGATCGGCCGCGGCAACCACGAGACGGCGATCACCAAGCGCCACGAGACCGACCTCACCGAGCGCCTGTGCGCCGGGCTCAGTGCGCACGCCCCCTGCCCCGTGTATT